ACGTCTGTCCGGCAGCACAGAATCACTGACGAGATGGCGCGGCAGCTGGGGGGTATCACGGTGGGGCGTCGCCGGTTTGCGACGGTGATGCAGGATCGTATGGATGCGGGGTTTTAAAACTGCCCCTCTTGGTAGAGGGGCAAAGAGGGAGCTTTCTACGATGACGCGGGCTATAGTAAACGGCCAGTCGTCCTAAAACAACTTACACCCACCAAATTCGTACACCTAGGTGCCCCTTGTATATCGCGGGGCACCAGCGTATCTCGTGCTTGGTAGCCTTTTTGCCGTTGCGCCTCAAGTTCTTCATCACGCCGTCAACTGCCAGCTTGTGGTTCAAGCACGGCACAAACAAGGACTTCCCCGGCGTGAAGTTACCTACATCCACCCGTATCTCAACACCATCCGGGCGGATGTAGATTAACTGACGGCGAGCCCTAGGCATCGAACAAACTTCCCTTGGGCGGCTCGTCAACGGCGCCGTCTACCCACGTCAAGATAAGTGCGTAGCTTGGTGGGATATTCAACCGAGTACCTTTACCGAGGCGAACCTTATCCTTCCTGCCGTTCATCTCCTTAAAGATAAGCGCCTCCATCTCGTTGTAGTCGAGCTGCTGCTGCGCCAACCACTTCTTGAATGGGTTCAGTAGGAGGAACAGCCGGTTTTGGTCGTACTCGTGCCGCGCTACCCACCGGTACATAGGAGTGGCATCTGGAACAGACATGACGTCTGCGCCGGACGGGTCGTTTATCCCCCTCGCATCCGCCGAGCTTCTGATCCGCAGCACTCCCCGGATGTTCTCTGCTATGTAGTTGGCTATCAAGTCCTCAATCTTGACACTGTACTGAGCCGCCTCCGCCTTCTTATCCTTGAGCTTTTTGACGGTCCACGCAAAAAGCGCGTCCATGTCAAAGTTATGCAGCTTGATTGTCTTAGCTACCAGTAAGCCCGCCAGAGTAGTGGCAGCCTGTGCCACCCAGCCTCGGTTTTGAGGCCCCAGCCCCGCCGATTCAACCAGCCTGTCCGACATCGTGTCCACCAGCTTTTTAGCCGCAACCATGTTACTGAGCAGCTTCTGTATGTACGGCACGCAGGCCACACCGTAGTTGTTCTGATACAGCTCGTTGAACTCCCTAGCCTGTCGGGTGGACTCTGCGCTATCGTCCAGTAGCTTGAATATCTCAACCTCTATTATGCGCTGCAACTCGCCCTGCGGAGACGCTTTCTTCTGGCTTACCTTGCCCCCCAGCGTAGCGTTGGAGGACAGCCCCACCAACAACTGCCATGGCGAACCGCGATACCTCTCTCGGTTCTGCCCCGCGTTTGACATCCTTCCTTTCTGAGTCCCCTCGCCAGACTTGTACAGAAACCCGCTTGCCATCTCCGACGTAAAGTTAGTAACCTCTTCTGCGTACAGCGGCAGGTTCTTGTACACCTCTGCGCGGTTCCATATCATGTTTTCAGTATCGCTGGTGCCCTTAAGTACCAGACCGGAATGGTTACCCCACACCGAGGCGCCCAAGAACTGCGCTTGTGACTTACCATAACCTGATTCACTACTGTATAGATTGAATATCGCGCCGTTAATTGCCGGAGCAAATATCATCAACGGCGAGCCAAACGACAGTCCCAACATAAATTGGTGCGGCTCAAAACCCGGTCGGTTCAAGAACTCCGTGGCCTTGACCCACTCCGAGAGCTTTCCTTTGGGCTCCAGTGCAGCGAAGTATCCCTGCGTAAACGGAGACGGTGGATTGTCTTCGATGCTCCGCACTTTAATCTTGCGGGAGCCAACCACAAACGCATCCTTGCCCGGTGTCCACCCAAACTGACTGACGGCGTCTTCTTCTTTTTTGTCGGGCTCCATGCGCTTTATCCACGCAGCGAAGTATTTAAGCAGCATCTCCGGGTTTAGCGTAACGATGCCGTTGAAGCTCAGCTCTTTCCTGCAGTCCTCGCGGCTAAAGAGTTTGGTGTTAGGGACAACAAATTCCCGCACACCCTCCAACTTTGTGTGGTACCTCAACAGCGTGGACGCGCCGGACACCGGGTCGCGTATTCTTTTTACCGGGTAGATGTCTCGGTGGTATACCTCAAGCTCCTCCTCGTCGCCGTCTTTGTTCTTCTGGCGCAGGTAAATGCCACCGTTCGCACCCCTAAAGTAGGGATAGGGGTACGGGGGTATGACATAGGTCTGTACCTCCTCCTCTTCAGATGCGGGTTCAAACAGGCCGTCCTCGGCAGGTGTAGTAGGCGCGGCCAACTCCAAAACTACCGGCTTCTCGGCCGGTACGTGGACGATGTTGTCCTGCTCAGTTGCTTCCCTCACCTCCATGCCCAGCGTGATAGGGGATTTAATTTTCCCTTTTAGGGGGCACCCCGCGCAGCCTGCGGGGTTGTTTACTTCGAAGGTGCTGCACAGGTGCGGGTACCGGATGGAGGCGGCGACTTTATTTGTTTCGCCCGGATCATAGTCGGGGTACCTTTTTGAGATGTTGTGCACTGCGGTGTTGCCTTCTTCGCAGTGCTTGGCGATGGATATGACATCGACCCATTGGGCGTATTCTAAGTTGGCGGGGTTGCGGACGGCGTTGTCGATTTGAGCGCAGCCCTTACCCTCCATCGTCTTCATCAGTATCTTTGAAAACTTCTTGGTGTAGTTACCTAGAAGATTATCCATCGTCGTCCGGTCTTCGACGCTCATCTCTCTACCCGATTCCAGTACGGTGACGGAAGGCGGCGACTCGCGTTTCAGAACTGAGCTAATCCTGTGTAGGGGGTACGTCTCGTTTATGTGGCCTATCAAGGCCACAGGAAGCGGGGGATCAGTTTTAAAATTACGGGTACCGGGTATACGTAGAATACGTGCACCGTCGGCAGTAACTACTGGGTCTGCTGGGAATTTGTGAGCTACGCAGGCGCGTTTAAGCGCGTTGGCAATGGGTGCCCATTCGAGGTAGGTGATTGCGAAGTCAAGAACCCAGTAAACGTGCAAACCACGCCCCGAGTTTACCAGCACTGTTGGTTTCGGGAGATTATCTGCGACACAGAAAGTACGCAGCTTTGCTAACGCGTCGCCCTGATCCCTGAATCCTTTTCCTTCGCCGCAGTCCAAGTCCATGAAGAAGGACTTTATGCTCTTTATCTCCGTCACCTTGCGAGAGGTGCTGTTGAAAGTAGCCAACGCGGTGTACACGTCGACTCCCTTACGGTCCAACTGCTCCGCCGCAACTGATGCAGCGTCCAAATCGGACACAAACTTCTGTCTCGCCGTCCCACTGTTTATCCCAACTATGCAGTATTCACCTCCGTCGGCAAGCACAGTACTGAGAAAGTTTTTTGTCGGCATTTCAGTATCTCTTTGTACTTTTTTTAAGAGACGCGGAAGCCTCGGGGGAGACCCCCGCGTCGTGTTAGGTGGGCAGCAGCTGTGTTCTAGTGCAGAGACTTAGTCGTCCCACGCACCCATTATGTCAGCCAAGTCGGCGGACTGGGGGGCGGGGGTCACCTGCGGTTTGGCTTTTGATTTGACCACGGGGACTTCTTCTTCCTCTTCTCCGGCGTCTTCCTCAACAACGGGGACTGGCTTCTTAGCGACTTTGGCTTTCACCCGCTCCGGCTCCGACGCGAACAGAGCAGCTGGAGCGGCTTCTTGCTGTTCCGTTGGTTTGTAGTCCATCCGAATCAGTGCATCGACCTCCGGGTCTTTCTGCAGTCTAGCAACCATTCCCAACTCAGATTCCGTCAGGGCGCGGATAGGCTTGAAGGACAGTTTCGGTGTAGAGCTGTCGGTGTCAAAACGCATTTCCGTAACCACAGCGGCCAGCGGAGTCTTGTGCGCGTGCAGCTTTCGCACGTATGCCTGCATCTGCATTTTGTCCGTAGCGTCGCCAAACAAACTTGTGGCGGGCATCGACAGTAAGTGCGCTTCAGCAGAAACAAAACGGTTTTCCCCATCAGGCAGCAGTACAGCTACGCGCTGCTGGAAACGACACGCACGAGAGTCGCCTGTCCCGGAGCCTTTGATGTTCATGGAGCAGCTGTTGCAGTCGGTGGCCTGCCTGTCGCTGGCCAGCACATCTGTGTGTGGGATTTTGCCGTCTTCGGACCAACAGGTCGGACCTTGGTTAGCGCCCTCTACATACGCGCCAGCGTAGTACGTGCGGGAGATAGGGGCTGCTTTGACAATGACTGTCTGCAAAGTTCTGGAGTCTATCGTGCCGACTTCTTCACCTGCTACGATCTTGCGGAAAACACCACCGCGAATACTCAACCGGCTCCCACCGCCGTACCCACCGGCGATTGTTGTTTCCGGCGCAAGTGTAGCAAGCAGCGCTCTGTAACTATCTGGCATACCTTCAAACAAACTTATGTTGCTCATCGTGTTCCTCCAATAAGTTGATCAATGTCACTATCTTCTGTTTTTATTGTGAAAGACTGACCGCCCAAGCGCACCTCTACGGGTACTTCTTTGGTAGGTTTCGCCTCTCTTGCTGCTCGTGCCTTAACAAGCACTTCTTTCACTCTCGAAAGGTCTGGGCGTACCTCTGCTGCCGCTGCTTCAGCAACCATATCCGTCATGCTGGAACGCTTCAGCCCTGCAACAGCCTCGTCTATGTTAAACCTGTAGGTGTTGCTTACCTTCAAGTACGCATCCGACGGTAGCTTACCGAGTTTGATCCATGTACGGATAGTGCTGATCTTAACTTTCAAGTAGCTCGCCAGCTCGTCAATGGTGACGTAGCCGTTATTGTGAACTTCACTCATATTAACCTTTTCCTTTTTTTACAGTTATCGTGTATTCGGAGTCGACACTCAAACCTGCTGGTCGCAGGTCAGGGTTATCCTGCAGGAACGTCTGCATGTTTCCTTGGTGAATGCGCTTCTCCAACAAGTCTGGGCACTTGTGTTCCACAATGAACGCGCCCATCTGCCCCCAGTCGTTAGTCCAGTACTTACTGCGTACTGTTCTGTAGAACATCCCTGCCTCTGTGCGAGCGGATTCGACGCCGTTCTCCTTGCAGTAATCCAGCAGCGCCCGCTTCACAGCATCCATCTGAACCTGAATAGCATCATCGGCAGCTTTAAACTCTGCAGCCAACTCCGCCTTCTTGTCCCGCATCTTGACAAAAACTTTCACCATCTTGTTTATATCTACGCCGT